TTCATAGATACTTCTGTCCATTTGCCGTCTATTTTAACTTCGACTTTTACTTTATTTAAGCTTGCTTGTATTTGCCGCTCAACTTCGTAATGCTCACCTGTTCGCTTCATGTATTCTATATGTATCCATTTCTTAAACTTATCAGTTTCAGCCATCTTACGAAAGGCTTCTTTTCTATTATCAAGTTGACTACGACTGGACTCACTATAACCATGGGCTCCAGATGCTTTATGTATACAATGGACAGCGCTAGACGTCTTGTTGCGTTTCTGTCCACCAGCACCGGTGCCCCTGGTATAGGACCACTCGCAGTCTTTGGCAGTAATACTGAAAAAAGGTTCTTTATTATTCATGATAGTTGGTGCCCTCTTCTGGTTACGCTCCAGACTCCCACGCTCTTCAGGCGTATGCTTTCACTAGATTAGCTTAGAGGACTATTTCATTAATCGTTTAACAAATTTAAGTAATAATTGATGATGCCTATATTCATGCCAGTAAGGTTTTAAATAATTTTTCTTATACCAGTAAATATCGCTCTCTGGATGAGGACCAATGACACCTATATTATTTTGTATAATTGCTGCTGGATCACCATTGCTATAAGTAGCAATTGTTTCAAAGTTATTAGAATCACCTAATAAACTACATCCATCGTAAAAGAACATTGCCTCATTATGACCTTCCCAATTAACATTTACAACTGTACTATAACTTCTATTTGTTTCAGCATTGGGTCTCTTAATATATTGAACAGGATTTACATTCTCAAGTATGTTAAAATAATGTGGACCTGCCCAATAAGCACCCATACAAATACCAAGATATCGTTTCCCTTTAGCAATTTGATTTTGTATTACATCTTGCTTATCAGCTAATAACTTGTAATATCTATCACTATCACCAATACCACCAGGAAACGCTATCATTATATACTTATTCAGTATAGCATCGGACAATTCATCTCTGTTAACTACATCAACATTGTAAGCCAAGCTTAATGCTCTTAAGATGCCATGAGCACACTCTACACTGCACTCAGGATGATTGTGAAATAACGCTATACGGTGTTGTTTCATTTAACCATATTTATGGTTGATCCATTGTGGGAGGGATTTCGAAACCCTCATTTCGCTGCACTCTAACCTCTAAGCTACTGCCCCTGTGGAGCAGGTGGGACTCGAACCCACGCCTCGCTGCGTGTTATCCATTACACTACCACGGATCGCCGGAGTCATGACTTCCGACTATGGTACAGGTTAATTACTCCTAGACCATATTGAAACACACTCATCATCTCTTTTTTGGACACCAGACCGGAGCGACCGGGGCTTGAAATGCCTGGCGATATCCTGCTTCGAAACAGGGATGGACAGAACGCCGCAGTGCCGAATGTGCTTCAATATGGTTGCCGGTTACAAAATCCGGCGTTACACTTTCGGAGTAACTGTTCTACCTATCCCGTCACCGACTTCGTTTAAGACTCGCCGCCTTTATACACGCTGATGGCCACGTGTTATGGTATCAGCTACTCTTTCCCAAGAGCCCCGATGTGAGGTATTGCCCTGTCCAGTGTCTTGTGTATCGGATGACACAGTCCTATCTTTTGTTTTACCCTGCCGGATGAATGGCCCGGAGGGAGGAAAAAAGAAACCTAAGACCCCTAACGCTGGTCTTGTCGCGCCTACTAATAACCGGCGTAGGACCGGGGATCTGGTGGGGACTAAAGGAATCGAACCTAACCGCCAACCACTCTACATATTATGGCAAGAGATTTACAGTCTCCTGTAGAGAATAGCCCCCTATTTTTTTATCAAATAACCTTCTTTATTGATAATACCCAATGAGTTCAAATGTGATCCTCTCCATAATTCAATTTTTATTTCTGGATATTCATTCAAAAACATTTCAAATTTTTTCTTATTATTTTCTCTAAAATAACCTTTTATCTCAATTAGTTGTTTGAAACAATCTTTTTCATAAATAAAAAAATCAGGATAATAATATCTACCATCAGATAGTTTAAAACCTTTTTCATTATATTTCCAAATAATATTATTTTCATCAAAATATCTAGCAGCTCCGACTTCCCATTTGGAGTCCATTCGAATTCCCTTGTAAAAACTTTGTCTATCTCCTCTATGATCAGCATTTCTGTTGCCTTTCATTTTATCAGATATTTTTTTACGAGTTTCTTCGCTATGGCCGTTTATAGCTGATCCAAATTTTTTACCTATTTGTTTTGGTCTAGCTAAATTCGGATTATCTAATTTCGTAAGCCCTTTGGAAGCGTTCTTTACTAACCCTGTAGTCCCACTGTTCCAAGGTTTGTACTGTATTCTATTTGGATTTAACTTACAACTATTTTGATGAACTTTAATAGATCCAGCTAATTTAGATTCTTTACTACAAAAATTACATTTATACATATGCACTCCATTGAGAATATATGTATATTTATAAAAATAGTCTGACGACTGGGACAGGTTTTATAACTTGGAGTGAGGAGTCGGATTTGAACCGACGACTTTAATGCTTTGCAGGCACTTGCATTTGACCACTCTGCCACCCTCACTTTAATACTGGCTCCGCGTCTGAGAATCGAACTCAGCTAGCCATTGATTAACAGTCAAGTCCCTGCACCATGCTTGGATTCCGCGGAATTGTCTTTTTACTACATTTTCTTTATTATATAGACATTAGTATTTAATGTCAAGCACTTATTGGAGGAGGGATGGCAGAATCGAACTCCAACCGGCTCACCACCGATCCATCTGTTTTCAAGACAGTGCTAGTCCCAGACTAGTTAACCCTCCGTATTTGGTAGTGATGGTAGGACTCGAACCTACGATAGATACCCTATGAAAGTACCGCATTAGCCACTATGCTACATCACTTTTTATTCGCAAATTTCTACCTTTAATCCAACCTTCAGGTATTATATCGGTACTTTTTATCTTTTTATTAAGCTTACCGTCTGTTATCCATAAAGTACCGTATTGAGAATTTTTTTCTCCTTGTTGATGATAACTAGAGTTAGCACCTATTTTCTTTTTTGTATCAATTGTATGAGTTTTTCCTTTAAAGGATCCTTTTTTTGTTGGATCATGTATTCCAACAAATTTAGCCTTACTAACTTTCCCACCTTTAGAAAACCAACCTTCATTTTTGCCCATTTCCACGTGTTTTTTTGTCCCGTAAGGAGATATAGTGGTACAATGTAAATGACTATGGCTTGGATTATCGAATTTAGATTTATCGTTTATATAATCAAAACCACCGAACCCACCTTTTTTGAGGTTGTATGTGTTTTCTGAAGCTAAAAAATCTTCATTAACTATTTCAGCTTCTTTGGCATACATTTCTTTAGCAGTATCAAAAACAAATAAGATTTCTTTTTTGAAATTTTTAATACCATATTTTTCCTGAGCTACTAAGAGATATTTGCCTGATCCCATATAATCGTCATTCAAATCTTTGGTCTTATGCGATCCTATATAAAATTTGCCATTAATTTGATTTGTAATCTTATAAATTGTATAGTACATAGTTATCTCCTAACCGTATACTAAGTATTTATAAGAGTTCGAGTCTTGACGTAACTCCTAGGGCGAAAGGTATGGGATTCGAACCCATGGACCAGTTTTCACTGATCTACGGTTTAGCAAACCGCCGCAATCGACCACTCTGCCAACCTTCCTAATACTTCGTCTAATCTACAATTGGTACCACCGGAGGGACTCGAACCCCCATCGGACGCTTTAGAAGAGCGTTGCCTTATCCATTAGACCACGGTGATATACTTTGGTGCCTTCGGTCTGAATCGAACAGACAGTCACGGATTACAAAACCGTTGGTTTACCACTAACCGACGAAGGCATAACTGGTGCTGGATGACAGTCTCGAACTGCCGACCTACACGGTGTAAACGTGCCGCTCTACCAACTGAGCTAATCCAGCTAATACTGGGGTGGTTGATGAGATTCGAACTCACACTTAACGGTCTCACAAACCGGGGCACTGCCATTGTGCTACAACCACCATTGATTGGCAAGGGGTACTGGATTCGAACCAGTGATCCTAATTTCAAAGACTAGTGCTTTAGACCTAACTAAGCTAACCCCCACTAATTCTGAATCGAACCGCTAGTTTTCTTTTTATATAAATAAAATAAAAAAAAGGAAAAGCGATGGCGATATTAAACTGTCCTAAATGTTCAACCCCATTTGATAACTACTCTAAATGGGGCTCAAAAAAATTCTGCTCTAGAAAATGCGCTAATTCGCATACTCCATCCGAAAAGCACTTAAAAAAATTAAGTGATACTATTTCTAAAAAAACACATATTAAAAATCAATTTGGTGTACATAAAAGAAAATCTTCTTTGCATGTGGTTGGTCCTTATACCAAAGTATATCTATGTATTTGTAAATACTCGGGTAAGAAGTTTTATTCCTCCACTGTTAGAACTATTCACCCAGATTTAGCTAGATCTAAAAACGAATACACATATTCTTGCCAATTTAGATTTGGCATTTCTAAATATCCTGAATGGTTTTCTGACGCAACCGCATTAATAAAAGAATATGGTTGGTATTCTACTCCAGGATCTCGTAGCGGTATAAAAAACATCAATGGTATAAGCAGAGATCATTTATATTCTGTAACTGATGGATGGATAAATAATGTTTCTCCAGATTTAATAAGACATCCTGCCAACTGCAATCTCATACCTCATACGCAAAATCAGTCTAAGCATAAAAAATCTTCTATTACATTAGAAGAGCTATACTCTAGAATAGAAAAATTTAATGCTATGTATGGCCTAGGGTGAGGGACTCGAACCCCCGTGGGTTTTAACCGGCGGATTTGGAGGCCGCTGCAATCGCCGCTATGCGAACCCTAGATAAATTGGAGCGGGTGAAGGGATTCGAACCCTCTCCATCAGCTTGGAAGGCTGAGTCCTCTCCCAGGAGAACACCCGCATAAAACTTGGTACACCGTATGGGAATCGAACCCATCTTTCCACCTTGAAAGGGTGGCGACCTAACCGATAGTCGAACGGTGCATATACTGGTACGGGCACGGAGAATCGAACTCCGATTTACTGGTTAAAAGCCAGTTACTTTACCACTAAGTTATACCCGCAAATACTGGCGGTCCCAAGGGGTAACGATCCCCTTCTTTTGGCGTGACAAGCCAACGTGCGTCCATGAACACTTTGAGACCAAATTTGGCCCCGTTTTTTTGTTATTCTCACTGAGGTGTACGGGAGTTCCTCAGATCAGTTGCAACACAACTTGGTGGAGGATAACGGCATCGAACCGATGACTTCGCGGTGCAAGCGCGGTGTTTTCCCAACTATACTAATCCCCCAAATTACCATATTGAAACACACTAATACCAAACTTTTTCGCCCCGGCTTATATGTCTATGCATCGTAGCGTTGGTCCTTGACGGGTTTTCAAGTGTGCTTCAATATGGTACCAGGTAGTGGGATTGAACCACTGACCAATGGATTATCGATCCACTGCTCTACCTCTGAGCTAACCTGGTATTGGTACGTTAAAATATTAATGAACTTTTTACTGCTTCGAACGACGTATCGTTCTTCACCATACCCTTATATTAACATCTAATGATACCCGAGTCAACTGTAAGGATATTCAATTCTAAAATAAAAAACCCTCGGAACATTTCTGCTACGAGGGTTTCAGGTAAAAACTGTGTTTTGTATGTTACCTAGCCCTCTAGCACACTCCATGGATTTTGTGTGGCACGGCACTCTGGCTTATTATAGCCTGATACCGTACTAATTCTAAAGGAATGTAACATACAAAACATAACTTCTCCTGTTGTCTATTATTTATACACTAGACAACCTCGTTATACTAAGGGGCGCATATTGTCGTTTAAGAATAGGCGAGCTCTCATGTCTCGCTCACTCCCCCACGTATTCGTCTCCCGACGTTTAAGCTGCGATTTGCTTCAGCTCTTCAATCTCAAGATCCTCGTCCTCAGCTTTTGGAGTGACTGTGACCTTGGGCTGCTTAACTGCGGCGGTTTTAGCAGGAGCCTTGACCTTGGCAGGCGCCTTAGCAGACTTCGGCGCTTTAGTTACTGTACCTGATTTCTTACCCATTGTCTCAGTAATAAGTGAATCCCACTGCTTGAATACACCACCTAAGTCTAGCAAATATTGGCATGCCTCTGCCTTAGTCATTGCCTTAGGAAGTTGAACAAGCTCTAAAGGATCGTGACCACCTTTGGCTAGCAACTTAACACGAGATGCTAGATCATTAGCGAAACGAACCTTAGTGGAACCATGTTGAGTGGAAACACCTGCTACTGTAAAATATGAATCTGACATGATATAATTACCTCTCATAATTGAATAAAATTCACTACTATACCTAAATTATAAATCCAACTGATTGTCTTGTCAAGCATTTTGGATAAATTTCTTTACTGCGGTTGAATGCTTGCAATACTTGCGATATTGATACCCGATACAATCACATTTAATCTCGCCGTTTGATGAGATTACATTGTAGGTCTTGCCCTTAGACTTTGACCTGACAATGAACATTCTACTATCAATACGAGCTCTTGTCAAGTCGAATCCGACAATGTTTCCCTTAAATACGTGAGAAACTGGATAGTTCGGATTGCCAGTCATTACTGACACGTAATCCGAATCCAACCATTTCGGGGATTGTACGATTTGACCCTTGACTTGACGAGTTTTCTCACCCTCATCCTTATATTGAATGGAGTGATACTTGACTTGCAAGTCTACTGTTTGTCCGATATCAAATTTCATCATACCATTATTATATAACCAACTGTATTCCGAGTCAAATGCTCGGGAATCTGTTGTTCTAGAACAACACTTGTAAGCTATTGATTTGCAAAAGGTAAAAATAGGGGCCTAAACCCCCATTTCATTTCTCCTCTGATTCGAACTCTATATGTCCTTCTGACTCTAAAAAATCCAATGTATCTGTCACTCCCCTCTGGACTCCTGCTTTGTAACAGCCATAACATGCTGCAAGCATAAGACCTATTTGAATTAGATCCATTGCTGAAAATACTATCTTATCCATACTACCCCCTTATTGGCAGGTTAATTTGCCCTCCGTAACCAATAGATCGAGTATTATCGTCTACTTTGTATTTATCAGTCTGTGAATGCAGGTGGTTCTTTGCCGTAAATCTCTTCTTTTTCTTCCTCAGTCAGTTTCTTAGGCTTATTACCTACAACTTCTTGAAGTAACAATTTTTCTTCTTCTAACTTTTTTTGTTCTGGAGTAAATAGCATGTTGTCTCCTAAATTTTAATACCAGAGAAATCTCTGGTCTTTTTAAATACACTTGTCATATCATATGATTCAAGTTTACTTTCATCAAGTTTAATACCAGAGTCAGATAAATTCTTTTGTGCTGACTGTTCAAGATCATATAGTTTCATCTTTGCCCTATCAACACCGATAACGAATCTCTTATATAATGTTGGATCATTGTATCTGTTCTTTAGTTGTTTCACCATAAGTTGATTCAATTGATCCATCTCCTCAGAAGCAATCAAAGCAAACATAAAGTCTACTGTCGCCGGCAAACCAAATGATTCTGAAGTATCAGTCAACTCAACATCTGTATTCCCATATCCTCCTCTTGTAGTTTGTGTAGCACTTAGAATAGGAAGATCCATTTCAACTGCCAAGCCTCTAAGTTCCTCGGCGATTGCTTTAATATATGTATAAGAGTTAACATTTGATCCAGCTTTGAATCGAGAGCTTGCGCAAATATTTAAATAGTCAATAATGATTGCATCTGGTCTAAAATTTCTCTTTAGCTGCAGTTCATTAAGTAAAGATTTAAAATGTCCTACATGGGCACTGGCAGTAGGATATTCTTTAATAATTAACTTGCCCTGGGTCTTACTCTTGATCTTCTCGATTCTATTATTGAATAAAGGTTTAGTTAATTCTTTGAGTTGATCTAAGGTAACATTCATAAGATTTGCATCAATTCTTTCCGCAATTCTCTCTTCCGCCATCTCTAAAGTAATATACAATACATTTTTACCTTGACTTAAAATAGCACTTGCCACATGACACATGAACAAAGACTTACCAACACCTGTACCAGCAAGAACTACGTTTAGTGTTTTGTTCGGGAGTCCACCGTTAGTAATTTTATTAAAGTATTCCAAGTCGAAGGGTATACGAGATTCAACACGATGGTAATAATCGAAGCGATCATCAGCATTATCAATATAATCATGTCCAACATTGTTGTCAAAGCAAACTCCTAAAGCTTCTTGTAATATAGAAGGGATACCATCTTGAGTATGGTCTTTATCTTTTCCATCTATAATACTAATGGATTTTAGAATAGCATTATATACAGCTTTGTCTTTACAAAATTTTTCAGTCTCAGTTAGTAACCATTGAGCATTAGTTTTTTCAGATGCGAAACTATCAATAGTATCTAAGATGTTTTTATATTCTTCCTCACCTACTCTTTTATCATTCTGTACAGAGATAACAAGCGCCTCTTTACTGGGAGGCGCATTATACTTAGTGATGAACTCACTGATATGATTAAAGATTGTTTTAAAAGTATTATCTAAAAAATATTCTCCTTTAAGGAAGGGGATAACCTTCCGCATATATTCATCGTCACTAAGCAGATTCTGGAGAATTATTTGATCCACGTTCATTTTCGTAATTTTCGATAGCCCTGTTCAAAATGTCATTAATAATTTCACTCATTGTATCAGTAAATTCTTGTGAGGACAATTCCTCATCAGACATACCTTCTGGCTTTTGAATAAAATTGAAATCTAAAGATGCCTCCCCTGAAGTCTCATCGCTTAGTTTAAATTCATTAATACTAACAATGGTTCCGACAAATTTACCGTCTTTAATTTTTACTCCCCACAACTCACCCTTATCATTATCAATCGCCCAAGGTTCATACGCTATCGGCATTTTCAAACTCCTCACTAATATCATCGTCAGACATTGCCGACTGCATTAAATTACCACCGGCTAATTTGTATTTTGTTTCAATATAATCTTGGAATGTTTTATCTTTTAAAATAGGCATCCAGAACTCTTTAGTATCAGTATCTGCTAGTCGATGCTTCTTCTCCTCTCCTTTACGAGAATACCACCCATTAGTTGGTTTAAATACATGCCCTGATTCAAGGGCAATGTCAATTAGACCAGACCATTTACTCATACCACCTTGGAAGTTTACAGTGATAGGAATCTTAGATTTTTCTTTTACATAACGAGACTTCTCAACATTAATAATAAAATTATAACCAATGATATCTGATCCATCTTTTTCTTGTTGCCTGCCGAGAATCCAAATATTATCTGCAGAATATACTACTCCAGTACCACCAGAAACAATTTGCTTCGGAAACAATCCGATTTCCTGATAAGTATGATTTACAACAATCATTGGAATATCTTTGATCGTTAGATGAGGTGTTATCATTCTAAACAAAGACTTCATTTGTTTAGCTCTTGTCATGTCAGCAACAGACTTACCCTCAAGTGCATCATCAACTTCTTTCTTCGATGCCAGATTACCTACTGAGTCAACAATAATAATTACATGTTCGTTACGATCAAGATTATTAAGTTGATTCATTACATCATGTTTCAGTTGCTCTATATCCGTAATGGGAGTGTGAAAAACTTTGTCAGTTTGGATTCCGAAAGAATCAAAATAAGACTGAGGACTACCAAACTCAGAGTCGTAAAATAAAACAACAGCGTCTTCATATTTTTCCATATATGATTTGGCAAAAAGCAGAGCGAATGCCGTTTTAAAATGTTTAGATGGGCCTGCTAAGACTGTCAACCCGGGGGTTAATCCTCCATCTAATCTGCCCGAGAGGGCAACATTGACCATCGGCACTGGAGTCTGAATCATATCTTTGTCACCAAAGAATTTAGATTTATTCAGTATCTCCGATTGCTTGATGGTCGTATTCTTTCTTAATTTATCAAGTAAAGACATTTTGAATCCTTAAAGTATAACATTCCATGGTTTTCTAGTTTCTACATGGCAAATTTTGCCGTCATAGACTAATCTTTCTGTGTTTCTAATATAATGGTGTAAATAAAATTCTACCCCTTCAGTTGGGATAGTTTCAATCAAACATCTTATAGATGATTCCATTACATGAACTTGTTTAGCATTTTGAATTATCATTCCTAAATCTAAAATTTCCTCACTAGGATCATTATAAATGATCTTGGTCGATCCTGTCAATTCAAGTAATTTATTGTTATCAAAACTAAATCCTCTATTCGGATCATCTTGTACAAAAACATATTCTTCATGATTCGGATTTAATTTATCAAATACTCTAGATTCTTCTTGAATATTTCTATCATAGTATGTACTAATAAAACGATGTTTCCAATCTACACCTAAAAAATCATAGTAGTTTTTATGACTATATTGATACTTTTGTATAGCTTCAGAATACGAAATTCTATAAACTTCAGTTAATTTAGGCATTATATCGTCAAAGGTTTGTCCTGGTGTACTTTCATGCCCTAGTAAATATAATTTATATGGTTTTATTGTTTGTATTAGTTCTCGTATAGCATGGTATTCTCCACCTGAATAAATTTCTACTACTTGTATTCTCGGGTCATCGCTGAACATATTTCTTACTGTAGGGCCATACTGCCTCCATGCACACACATACATACCCTCCAGTTTATGCTCTATGATAAGTCTTCTAATTAACGCATTACATGAAACATGATCTCCTAAT